TCCAAACCCTCAACCGGAACCACGAAGTTGTCGGGCTGGGACTTTACATCCTGCATCAACTTCTTGGACTTGGAGTCAACCAGAATCAGACGCTTGTACTGAGCAGCAGACCTGGCCGCAGAACGGATGTGCGCGTTCAGTTCGTCCGCCTGCCCCAGACTTGCCATGATTGGCGAGAGGGGGTACGCCGAGTCTGGAACGTAATAGGTTCCAAAGAACGAATACGGGCCGGTCTTGGGACCGTAGTACGGTCGAGGCTCTCGAATGTAATCAACCTTGTCGGGATCGCTTTCACCGCCGGTTTGGCCGATTGTGATTGTATAGATAGTCCCATGGAAACCAAACTCAGGACCAGGAGAGTTATCCAACTCCACTTCAGGAACCCAGATGTCATAACAGACGACTTCATTCCGCGTAGGAACATCCCTGCCCCGTTGCTTATCGTAATAATCCTCGGTGCCGGTATCAGCAGCCAAGCGTTCAATAGCATCAACATTCCAGCCGTTGCCATCTCTTGCTTCATCAAGAAGGTCTTCCTTGTCACGCACCCACATGTGACCAACGTATCTGGCCTGATTAAACGACAGGGCCAAGGGGTCTACGATGAGACGCTTGGGGGCAATGCGGTAGCACTGAGGCCAGTACGACCTGAGATTGGCCATCGGGTCATATCTTTTCGACGGTTCCTGAGTAGTAATCGTCGCCCCAAAGGAGATCAGCATGTCGTAAGCGGTTCGGATCAAAGTACCGCGAACATCCGTATCTTGAATCCAACGGTTCAACCCGTGCTCAAGAGCGGAAGCGGACATTCCTTGGCTGTACGGCCTTCGGGTTCTCGTCTCCACTCGGGGGTTGTCGTGAATGATTCGGGGGATCGTGAGCGAAAGATACTCGTAGACGTGGTTGTCGGGACTCGCTTCGCCCCGATCACCGTTGGGTCCAGCAGGTCCAACGTATTCGTTGATCACGTCACGATAGTGCTCCAAGTGCGCATCGCGGTATCGCTCTGCGGCCTGGATCTCGGAATACAAATTGGTTGCGGAAACATCAAGCATGTTTAGTAGCCCATTCGCCTAGTCTTCTTGACCTTCTTGCCGGTCTTCTTTGCCATCTTCTTTGCAGCAGCCTTACCCTTGGCTGTGTACGGAAACTTTTTCTTGCCTACCTTTGGCATTACTCAACTCCTTGTGTGGACTGAATCCATCTTGTCAAACAGTTCGACAACCAACTCCAACAACTCGTCGGGCGTCTCCGCGACCAACATCGCGCAGGGAGGACCGGCAATGTTGTCATCTTGAACGTAAAGCCAGCCGCTGATGTTGCCCGACTGCATGACAGCGACAACGTCTTCGGCCAAGTCTGCGAGTTGCTCTTTAACGTAACTATCCATCCATGGACTCCCAGACTTCTGCGTGATTCAGCACATCCCCCATCGTTCCTTGGATGTACTTAGGCACAACAATATCAAAGTGAGAGGCTTCCCCCCGAAGGAATACGCACCCCGCATAAGCAATTACCCGGTCGCCATGGGATTCTCGGGCACCAGTACGCTCGTCTCGCATGGTGCCGGGGCCAATGCTGCCGTCCTCAAAGTAAACGTACTCAAGCATTTCCCTGAGCCCGGCCTCTGAGTGGATCGTGATCTCGTTCCGCACCATCGCACGGGACAGGGCAGACAGCAGGATCCGCTTGCTTCGACGGTCGCTACGCCACCCATAACTGCGAGTAGCACGGTCGGTCTTCTGACCCACGCTCCGCTGGTAGTAGACGTTCAAGTAGTCCTGACGACGCATATCCTCGTAGAACGCCTCGCCCGGACCATTGACCTCCCAGCCCACAAAGGCCGTATCTGATCCGCCGAACACCGTGCGTCCGGCCAGAGCAACCTCTTCCGCCAGGTCGTGGGGCGAGATAAACGGGTCCACAAACTCGGCAACGATCTTGCCGTCGCCAATGCTCATGGCACCCACGGCAGAGTTGCTCGAACCCTTGCCCGAAGCAATGTCGGCAAACATCACATAGTTGTCCATCTCAGGCAAGTCCCAGACGTACCACCTGCCTGCGGGGGTCTCGGAAAACCTACCCTTGTTTATCTCGCACCGAACCGGCTTCTTGCCATGGTTCTGAATGTGACGGGACACGGAGGAAGACGAGAAGAACAAATCGCCCGAAGTCGTGTGGTCGATCAAGATGTTCTGGCCAATGTCTGACACATCGCCCCGGCGAGCAACCTGACGCTCAAACCAAGGAGTGTTCCAGAACCAACGGCCCGCCGTGCCCGTCATGTCGCCGTCTTCATCCTTCACCCAGACACGACCATTGCCCTTGTAGGGGTGGTCCCAGTATCCAAGGGTGACGATGGAAGGAGACCCGTGCTTGACCCCACGCTCCCACAAACGAGTAAACTCAGTACCCGCACCCAACGGGGTCGAGTTGGCAATGCGGCAAGAAGAGGTGTCGGCGGCAGACTGCCAAGCGGCACGCCCGTTCTGCATCGACGCCATCTCGTCAAACAATACGAAAGTACGTCGGCCACCACGGCCAATGTGTTCCGTCGTCGCCTGACCGGCAATCGTGCTCGATGTCTTCGGGTTGACCAACTGCATGTGACTGCGGTACTTCCCGCCACGCTGCATGTCCTCATACCTGGCTGGCAACATGCTGGGCGGCAAGTTCTGGATGATGTAGTCGATCTTCCAGAACAAGGTATCGGGGTCACCCGTGCGGTCCACGAGGTCTTCCACCCGAGAGGTGAGAAGAACCTGAGAGCCGGGGGCAAACAACCACTGCCACACGGCGGCGGTGATGCAGATCCAAGAAGCACCCATGTCTCGGGACTTGTCGATCAGAACGTCTCGGCCTTCCTGAATGGCGGCGTTGAGTTCTCGGAACGCCTCATTCTGCACCGGCCATGTAATGAACGGAACGTGCTGCTCCTGAGCCGGAACCTCACGCCCCTCCTCATCCACCGTCTTGACGTTGTACGTCCAAGCAAAGTAGTTCACCCAGAACAGGATGGACTTACGACACAAAACGAGCACACGCTCCCTAGTGGAGTCATGCTCGATGGCAAAGAGGAGCGTTTCGCGTTCTTCTCTATTCCGCTCTGGGTCTGACCAGATTACGGCACCGGAGTCAGGATCCTCCCAGCAATCTGGGATTTTGATCGGGGCTGACTTCGGAGGGGAGGGCGCGTCCTGCGTCTTCTTCGACCCGTTGGTCGTTTTTCCGTTCCGTGAGTGCATTGAGTCTTTGGATAATATGGGACACCGGGGGAGAAGAATGAGACATCTCAATGCTTCCACCATCAGGCCCGGACATTTCAAGTTTCTTCTTGGGGTTGAACATCTCTGGGTAGAAGGCACGGAGGAACATCTCTTTGCCCCTCGGGTCTCCGTCGTTAAACGCCTCGCTATACCCCACAGCGAAAGCGGTCTCAGCCAGTTCGTCGTAAATGGCAAGGAACTGCTTGCGGTATCCAGGTGAATCCTTGATCCACTTGTAGTGATTGCTGCCGTCAATCGCAGCCGCCTTGGCAGCCTTCTGGACTACGAGGATGTCCTTGAACTTCGTCAAGAATATCTGCTGCCTCTTGGTCAGAGGACGAATAGTTGCACCCGTAGCCTCGTCTTCCGCAACTTGTGCGCGGATACGCTCTACGGTCTTAGGCCAAGGCATTCCGCCTCTGCTCATTGGTACCTCGCAATGTACAAGTAGACAACACAGATTCCAGATCCAGTGCCGCCATTGGTTCCGCTAAAGGTCAGTTGGCC